CACCAACATCAACACCAGTTTGCACAAAAGCCGGTTCTCCAATTTGCTGACCAGCCGATAATCTGCCTCTTTCCGCAACACCGCCAAGTCTGGAAAGCTGAAGATCTAAGTCAGTCTGAGCGCGTCCAAAAGCTTGTTCCTGGAGAGCTGTGCGAACATTACCCCCTCCTAAGCCGCCAATAGCGGAAGCGCTTCTTAATAAAGACCTTTCCTGACGTTCTCTTAAAAATTGCTGACCAGGAGATTCGGTAAAACGACTGAATGCTTCCTGTTGAGCCGGTTGCCCTGATAATCCTAATAACGCGCTTTCTTCCGTAGACGCTCTTTGACCAGCTTGTGTAAAAGGATCAAGTCTTTGGATTTGTTCTTGGAATCTTTCTTGTCGCCCTCGATTAATCTCGTCTTCTCTTTCTCTTCTTGATCTAGATAATTCCCCTGTTCTAAGATCAAATTGAAAACGCTTTTCATTTAGCTGTTGCGCCGACAGAGCCGCATTTGCCGCATTTGCCGCCGCTTGAGACTGAGCCGCCTGATCCGCCGCTATCAATCCGCCTCCTACTTGCGCTACTACTGCTGCTGCTCCCCACGTCATCTTTTCCTCTTTTTTTGATTTCGCATTTTTGTCATTCTTTCAAATTCTCCAACCTTTTGAGAATCTTGCAGTCTAACTTGTTCTATCGCCCATTTCTCCCAATCTCTTTCCATTAATCTATTAGAACGTTTATATTCCGCTAAGGATTGTTTTTCCATAACTAACTTAAACGCCCATGCAATAAAAACAAGCAAAAATAGAATTGCATGTACAAATATGCCAAGTTCAAACCAGGGATAATTCATATTGTCTCCTCTGATAATTGTTTCAGTTCTTCTTCTTCATTGAAGATTAATTCTTTTTCTAATTTATCCTCATCAGTTTCTTTTGTGGGATGAACAGTACCCCAAATCATTTCTTCATGGATATACAGAATTTTTTTAATACCTTCTCCAGACACAAAAACATCGCCACTTTTTAATAATCGAATTTCGCTATCAATCATTACACTGGCTTTACCGGAAAAAACAATATTCAAATGTTCGGTTTTATGAGTTTTGCCAATCACAAAAGTCCCGGCAGGCATCAAAATACGTCTTAAATATACTCCTGGCGCAAAATCTTGGAGTATGGGTAATTCAACTTGAGGTTCCTTACTTAATTGTTTTTGAAATTCCAACAAACTGATTCTAAATTCTCTGACGGTTAAATTTTTCATGGCGCGGCCATAAGTCCTGACGCGAGCAATTGTGCTAAAATTTCGTTTATTTTGGCTCCATTCGTAGTCGCGTTAGTAGGAAATGAAATATCCGCAATATTGGTCATTTGGTTAGGTATTCTAGTGGCTACTTCTTCAAAAAAAGTCGATAATCGTCTTTCCGGCATCAGGTCTCGACTTACCAAAGGCTCTCTTCTCGACGGCGGAATTAAATCAGTTGCCATATTTTATTCTCCCCTTGTCGCCTGAGCTTCCAGTTTAATAAAAGATACACTGACAGGATCAGTTACTCTGAAACGAAATACTCTTTGAGCTGGTATTCTTCCTAACCTTCTCCATTCCACCCTTCTAAAATATTCACCAATTTTACCTAAACTTCTTAAAGTGCGAAAAGAAAAAGTCCTTGCTCCGTCATCGGAAAAATCCATTTCCACTACGGGGTCAGCTCCCTGACCTGAAATTGTGCCTCTGCCAGCATCGACGGACAATTCAATAGTATGCAGAAATAAAGAAGAACCATCTCCGGCAAAAGGCGGAGTGACTTTTTCTCTAATCAAAACATCTCCATATTCAGTAAAAGTATCAGTATCTAAAAAGCCTAATCTGCCATCAATAACATCAGACACAATTAATTTATTATATACTTTTACTAAAGATTGAATACGCCACGCATTATCCGTTACACCGGTCTGCTGTTCAAACCAGATATTACTTCTTGTGAACTGACTGGCTGTTAAATTATAAATAAAAGTGCGTGAAGGAATATTCACAGAACGAATAGTAAACCCGATAAAACTTACGCCTTCTAAGGAATAAGTAAAAGAAAACCCTTCGGCAATTTCTTCTGTAGTAAAAAGTTGTAATTCATGGTCAATGGCGTCAGTGCTGATTTTAACAGGATTAGCGGTTCCTCGGGCTTTCCAAAAAGATGACTGTTCATTTTTGCCGCCTCCAATAAAATAAAAACCATCTTCCCACTGAATAGGGCTATATTTAGAATGAGAGCCTTTTTCAAAACTCGCTCCAGGAATCCGTTGAAAAGGAAATCCCGCGCCTCCTACATTCTGAAAAACTTCCGTCGTATTCTCTCCTAAAATATAGACTTCATCATGGTCGACATGACAGCCTACAATCCCGTCCGGAGCCAATTCCGCAGTCCCAAAATCCAAGGGATCAAAAGTTAAAGGATCATTTAGAGCGGAATTAAAGAAAATATTACTATCCGTTTCAGTAAAAATATAAAAGCCGTCTTTAAAACAGACAGTATCGGAAATTCTAAAATCAAGATCGGTAATTTGAGTAAATGTAGTAGTAGAAGCGACATAAACAAAAGCGTCTCCTCCTGGAACAACAATACAAAGTTTGTCTCCGTTATGAGTCATGGAAACACGTTTAATGCCTGTGACAGTTCCTCTTGATGTAGGAGTGCCAAACTCGTCGACACTCAATAAAGTAGTTCCATTGATTACATATAAAATGCCATCCATTTCAATAGACCCGCGACTAATACCGCTTCCGGCAGTGCCAAAAAAACGGATTCCCGCAGTAGTCTTTAAATGATATGAACTCCAAGAGGCCGCTTCCGCTATGGAAGGGTAAAGGTTAATACATCTTTGGGCGGAAAAAGGAATGGTGGGATTTTGATAAGAGCCGAAACCTAAATTTAATCGTACTCTAGGCATGATTAAAAATTCCTGGTTTTATCTTCTGGAAAATAATCAATTAGAGAATTATCAGATTGTCCCTGATTGCCGTCTCCAATTGGTAAGGTTGAAGGAAAATTTATAGTCCTTAAATCTATAGAAGATTTAATTAAATTGGATAATGTGTCAGTGGCTTCCATTAATAAACCAGGTAAAACCACTCTGTCATATTCAGGAGCAATTCTCATAGCTAAGTTAGCTTTTAAGGCTCCCAAAGCAAAGCGAGGTAAGTCTAAGTCATCATTTACGTTTGCTAACGGAACCGCGCCTTTTAATGTTCCGTCATTATTCCATTCTGACAGCAGATCATTTAAAGTATCTAATCCGTCTTCAATTTCGGACGCCGTTAAAGGGGTTTCCGCCGCTTTAACTCCAATTTTTAAAAACGCTCTTTCAATGATATGTAAAGCTTCAGCCATAATATTTTTATTGAGCTATTTGCGCCGGCATTTTTTCTTTAGGTTCTTCTTCGATACGAGACATAGCTTTCACAACAGTTAATAACGCTCTTTTAGATAACGAACTATTTAACTCTTCCCCAAAATGTTTATCAGCATATCTAACAAGTTGTTTTTTTGTCATTAATTCTAAATTCAAAGCCCCTTCTACAGACTCTGCCACTCCTTCAATTACTTTTTTCGCCTGTTGAACTTGAAATTCATTTTTAGGATCAATCCCATGTTTTTTAAGTTTTTTATCATCAAAAAATTTAGCCGGCGTATCAGCCCAGCCTTTTGCATAATAACTGTCTGCTTCGTCCTGATTGACAATCATCGGCTCTTTTTTCGCGTGATAAACCCAAGTTCGTTGTTTCATTTTGATAATTTTTGAAGGAATTTAATAATTAAAGGATATTTATAAGCGTTCGCCACAGCTAAAAGCTGATTATTCGGAAGAGGCACTTTTTCTAAAAAATAAACTATTTCTTTATTTTTAATATAATTGTGTCTGAGAAAAAGACCAACAACTATTACAAAAATAATTTCTCCCATCCAAGGCATTACCCATAAAAATAGTTGTAGAGAAAAGTCCATATAACACTGAAAAAGCACTAAGTAGTTAGCACACAACCGCGCCAAAGAATCCTTTTTGTTTTTGAGTAAGCGCTTTGCCTCGAATCTCACCATCTTGTAAGATTTTTTTAGCTTTTATAGGTTTCAGTTTAGTGGTCGCTGAATTTGCTTTAGGTTTTTTCTTAGGATTATTTCTTTTTCTATGCGCGGGTGTGTGTAAAGGCATTAATTATTCTCCCATTCTATTTTATCTTGAATATTCCATAACGAGACCCAGTTTCTCTATAGGAGCAGCCTGTGTATTAAACCTCAAACCACAACTATCTCCCGCCGATATTGAAGTAAAAGCGTCCGATACATCAAATTCGTTGATTTCGTTACTTACAAAACTTAAAATAGCTTGAGTAAATTGGGAATGAGTATTAAAAGCTTCATCTTTACCCGCATACTCGCTATCTTTACTTGCATTAACACTGCCTGTCGCGCCGACCGCAATACTCCGGACAACCAACCTAACTAAAGCGACAAAATCATCAGGTATATAAAAATTGATATAAGGATTCGCAAGATCCTCAACCGCATAATCCCCTTGGTTAGTCGTCCCTTGGAAAAAAGGGAAATAGAGAATAACGTTTGCTAACCCTCCACTTAAAGGCTCAGGACTGATTATACCCATTTAATTATCTATTTTTTGGTAAACGACTAAACCGTCCAATGTATCTTTTTGAGCTGACGTTAAAGCAGGGGAAAAAGTAATAGTACATACTGCGGCATTACAGTTGATCTGAAAAACGTCTGGCAATGTTGCTTCCGCTTTGATTTCATTCGATAAAGGCACAGGAGTACTGCCGCCTTCTAAATGCTTAAGATTATTAATATTATAAGCGCCGTCTACTATTTCCCGCGTATATGTATAGTCTGCCATTTTATTTTGAATACTCCAATAAAAGCCCAAGATAACGAATCCCGCCGCCAATGGCCTGATGGTCAATAAAAATACCGCCCATGTCCGCCGCCGCTAAGGACGTAAAAACTCCCGAAATATCCAGTTCAAAAAACTGATTAACGATTCCAGTATTAAAAGTACTGCCAACATCCGATTCAGAATGATTATTAAAAGCCTCGCCGATTGTCGCGTAATCCGAAAACAAATCAATGTTTTTGCCCGCGCCGCCTCCGCCGGTATCAGCGTTGCCAATTACTACTAATTTCACCAAAGTAGCAAAATCATCAGGAACTCGAAAAGTCAATCGCAGATTCCCTGAAGAGCTAACATTTAAAACACGATAATCGTTTAAGGTAGTATTGGTATTATCAACTAAGTAAAAAATACTGGCATTGCCGCCAGCCCCAGCCAGCGGTTCAGGACTGATTATTCCCATAATCTATTAAACGATTGGAGTTACTGAAACCAGTACATTAGCAGTGGAAGAAACAATCCCGCCATTTTTCACAAAAGTCTTTTCAGTCCCTTTGTATGAATAAAAAGGCTCATCCGCTTTTGTGCTGATTGGAATATAATCGTCATCGCTGGTAGGAGCTACCAAACCATTAAAAGCCCAAAAAACAGTTCCGCTGACTAAAACAATAAGGACGGGCCCGGTAGCTACCTCAACCCAGGCTTCCGTCAAAGGAGCAATTATATCTGTCGCCATAACGCGCTCTGTAAAATAATTAGTAAATTAAAAAATTAGGCATAATTTTTAGACATTCAATTAACTATTTATCAAAGCCCGCATGGCGTTATTATCGGCTATTAACTGATCTATTTTAGTATTCAAATTTTTAACTGCCTGACCCAGTTCCGCTACAGTTGGAACAGTCCCATCCGCAATAGTCTGACTATCGCTAGGCGTTGGCTCATTAGCTGACCAAGTAATATCTAGAACTACAAGAGCAGTGGCGGGAGCGCTAACGGTTTCTTCAAAGCTTGAATTAATTATACTCATAATTTCCTTTTTAATAAAAAATAAAACCCCTTAAAAAAGGGGCTAAAAATTAACTGGTAGTTCGGATAGCAAAACTGGGATTCTGAGTTTTTATACCATATAAAATATCAAATCTCATTCGGTTAAAATCTCCAGTATCATTATACTTGGAAATTACTCGTATAGAAATTCCTTTAAAAGTTTCTCTACTTGCTCTGGTTTCGTCGGCAGGCAAATCCAGTCTGACGGAAGCCATAGTGATAGCATTCTTATGGAAAGCTAAGTTCTGCCTGTGTGTAGAATTTTTCACTCCAGTAAGCACACTAATAACCGCATCATTAGCGGGAGCCGCTGAGACAGTTTTGTACGGGCCACTCGTAATCATTGGAGGTGAAAGAGTTATAGTAGCGTTTCCGCCGGCGTCACTATTCACATCAGCTGTCACTGTGAACTGCTGTAAGGCTCCACTATCTTCCCTGGTGCGTCTATTCACTAAATTTACACCGGCAAAGGTAAGCACATCACCGGCTAACAAAAGTCCGGTTACAAGAGCATCCCAGCCATCCGTAATTATAGTTTGAGTCTGAGTATCCTTACTTAATAAATAAGTAGTATCCTGACTCGCGCCATTAACCAAAGGCGTGCCGCCATAGTTGCCGACAGTATGAATTTTCAAACTTTGACTTTTAAACAAAGTAAAACCGCCATAAGTTCCTATCAGAGCTTTTTCAATAGCTTTCGTAGCTATTTTCATTGGGAATACAGTTCTTAACCCATCTGACAAAGCAACTGTCGCGTTAGGATCGAAAAAAGATGTCCTATTTTCCATAGGGACGCCTAAGTTATCCAAAACCGCTCCGGCCTCTGCCACATTTAAAAAAGTGGAAGGAGTAACCCCAGGAGTTCCGCTAAAATTAGGAATATTTTTAT